AGGAGACCAGGATGCTTTAAACGAATACTACCGACAGTTTCCTAGATCTGAGGATCACGCTTTTAGAGATGAAGCAAAAAATAGTATATTTAATTTAGCAAAAATATACGAACAGGTTGATTATAATGAGGATTTGCGTAATACTAATGTAGTTACTACTGGTAGCTTTCAATGGGAAGACGGAATAAAAGATACAACAGTTAAATTTACACCTAACCCTAATGGCAGATTTAAAGTTACGTGGGTACCTAGTTTAAACTTACAGAATAGACAAATAATAAAGAAAGGTATAAAATATCCAGGTAACGAACACATGGGCGCTTTTGGTTGTGATAGTTATGATATATCAGGAACAACAGACGGTAGAGGATCTAAAGGAGCATTGCATGGATTAACTAAGTTCAGTATGGAAGACGCACCACCTAATACTTTCTTTTTAGAATATGTAGCTAGACCTCAAACAGCTGAGATATTTTTTGAAGACGTTTTAATGGCTTGTGTATTTTACGGAATGCCAATATTAGCTGAAAACAATAAACCTAGATTATTGTATTATTTTAAAAGAAGAGGTTATAGAGGTTACTCTATGAATAGACCTGATAGAATTTGGAATAAACTATCTACAACAGAAAAAGAAATTGGTGGAATACCAAACTCTAGTGAAGATATAAAGCAAGCCCATGCTGCTGCAATTGAATCATATATAAATCAATATGTAGGATTAAAAGAAGACGGACAATATGGATCAATGTATTTCTCTCAGACTTTAAATGATTGGGCTAGGTTTGATATAAACAATAGAACAAAATTTGATGCTGCTATTAGTTCAGGATTAGCAATTATGGCTTGCAACAAAAACTTGTATAGACCTGTTGCTCAGGTTCAAAAGCAAAAATTAAATTTAAAAATAGCTAAGTACACCAATAATGGTGCATTTTCAAAATTAATAGAAAAATAAAAATATGGCTGAGTCAGTTATAACAAATTATTTTCCAAGCCAGATAGCTAGCGATGCGGAAAAGATGTCTATCGATTACGGAACATCTGTAGGTAGAGCTATCGAAAACGAGTGGTTTAGATCAGATAATGGTCTTGGTAGATTTAAGAGTAATCAAAATACATTTCATAATTTAAGATTGTACGCTAGAGGTGAACAGTCTATACAAAAGTATAAAGATGAATTATCTATTAATGGTGATTTGTCTTATTTAAATTTAGACTGGAAGCCAGTACCTATTATACCTAAATTTGTAGATATAGTAGTTAATGGTATTTCAGAAAGATCTTTTGATGTTAAAGCATATTCACAAGATCCATACGGAGTTGAAAAAAGAACGAAGTATATGGAATCTTTGTTACGTGATATGCAGACAAAAGAATTAAATGAGTTTGCTGCACAAGAGTTTGGAGTGAATTTGTTTGAAAACGATCCAGAAAACTTACCTAAAAATAAAGAAGAGCTAGAGCTTCACATGCAACTAAGCTACAAGCAACAAGTTGAAATCGCTGAAGAACAAGCTATCAACGTGCTACTTGATGGTAACAAGTACGATTTAGTTAGAAGAAGATGCAACTACGATTTAACTACATTGGGTATTGCAGCTGTTAAAAATCATTTTAATAAATCAGAGGGTGTAAAAGTTGATTACGTAGATCCTGCTAATTTAATATGGTCTTATACAGAATCGCCTTATTTTGATGATATATATTATGTAGGTGAAGTAAGAAGAGTACACCTAAACGAATTAAAAAAGCAATTTCCAAATCTAACTAACGAAGACTTAAAAGAAATATCTTCGCAATCATCGAGTAACAACGGTTTTTATGATCGAACATTGTCAAACTACGACGAAGATGATTCTAATACTGTACAGGTTTTATATTTTAACTATAAGACTTTTGCTAATGATGTTTATAAAGTAAAGGAAACAGCAACAGGAGCTGCTAAAATTATACCTAAAGATGATACCTTTAATCCGCCAGAAGAAATCATAGCGGAATATGGTATTGCTAAATTATCTCAATCACTTGAAGTATTATACGAAGGTGTAAAGATATTAGGTGGTAGAATGTTAAAGTGGGAGTTAGCTAAAAATATGATACGCCCTAAGAGCGATTATACTAAGGTTAAAATGAATTACAGTATTGTTGCACCTAGAATGTACAAAGGTAAGATAGAGAGTATCGTATCGCGTATAACAGGGTTTGCAGATATGATTCAGCTTACGCATTTAAAGTTACAGCAAGTAATGTCTAGAATGGTGCCAGATGGTGTTTATTTAGATGCTGATGGTTTAGCTGAGGTTGATTTAGGTAACGGTACAAATTACAATCCACAAGAGGCATTGAATATGTTTTTCCAAACAGGTTCTGTAATTGGTAGATCATTTACACAAGAAGGTGATATGAATCCAGGTAAAATACCTATTCAAGAAATATCATCAGGATCTGGAGGAGCTAAGCTGCAAAGTTTAATAGCTACGTATAATTATTACTTACAAATGATTAGAGACGTAACGGGATTAAATGAAGCTAGAGATGGAAGTACTCCTGATTCAAGAGCTTTAGTAGGTGTGCAAAAGTTAGCTGCTGCAAATTCAAACACAGCAACAAGGCACATATTAAATGGTAGTTTATTTTTAACATCAGATTTATGTGAAAACTTATCATTAAGAATATCTGATATTATTGAATACTCGCCAACTAAAGAATCTTTTATTAATAAAATTGGTAACCAGAACGTTGCTGTTTTATCTGAAATGAAAGATTTACATTTATATGACTTTGGTATATTTATTGAATTAGCGCCTGACGAAGAAGAAAAAGGTGTGTTAGAAAACAATATTCAAGCAGCTGTATCTTCAGGGTTAATTGATTTATCCGACGCTATTGACTTAAGAGAAATAAAAAATATTAAACTAGCTAATCAATTACTTAAATTAAGAAGAAAAGAAAAGCAGCTTAACGACCAAAAAATGCAGCAAGAGAATATACAAGCACAAGCTAATGCAAATGCTCAAGCTCAGCAAGTAGCTGCTCAAGCTGAAGTAGAAAAAGGTCAAGCGTTAACACAACAGAAAATTGCTATCGAACAAGCTAAAGCTCAAATAGATCAGCAAAAACTAATGCAAGAAGCTAAATTAAAGAAAGAGTTAATGCAATTAGAATTTGAAATGAATATGCGTTTAAAAGGCATTGAAGTGGATAATAAGAAATCAGAGCTTAAAGAAAAAGAAGATCGTAAAGATAAAAGAACTGAATTGCAGGCTACTCAACAAAGCGAATTAATACAACAAAGACAAAACAATTTACCTCCTAAGAATTTCGAATCTGCAGGAAACGATATACTTAGCGGTGATTTCAACTTAGGTTCCTTTGAGCCTAAGTAATAATAATAGTAATAATTATATAATATTTTATCATGGAAGAAACTAATAATGAGTCAGTTGAAAATACTGAACAAGTTACTTCTCAGCCAGAAGAAACTAAAGCTCCTATGTCATATAGTGACGATGGTGTTATCAAAGTAAATTTGGATGAGTTGAACAAACCAACTGAAGAAGCTGTTCCAGAAACAACTAATGAACCTGAAGTAGCTGTTAATCAAGCAGTTGAAGAAGTTAAAGAAGAAGTTGTAGCTGAACAAAATGAACCTACTGTTGCTGAAAACTTAATTGAAGAGGTAACAGAGGAGGAAATAGCTGAACAAGCAGAAGATCTTAGTGAAGAGATACAAGAAGCTATAGCTGAAGAAAAAGAAAACGGTGTTGAATTACCTGAGAATATACAGAAGGTAGTTGAGTTTATGAACGAAACTGGAGGTAGTCTTGAGGATTACGTAAAGTTAAACACTGATTATTCTCAGTTGAATGAAGATCAATTGCTAAGAGAATATTATGAAAGCACAAATCCTGATTTAGATAAAGAGGATATTGACTTCTTAATAGAAGATAAGTTTTCATATGATGAAGACATTGATGAAGAACGAGATGTTCGTTTAAAAAAGTTAGAACGTAAACAAGCATTATCTAAAGCTAAGAATCATTTAGATAGTTTAAAAAGCAAGTATTACGACGAAATAAAAGCTGGGTCTAAATTAAATCCAGAACAAAAAAAAGCGGTAGACTTTTTCAATCGCTATACAAAAGAAAATGAAGAGCAAACCAAATTAGCTGAACAACAGGTATCTACATTTAAAAAGAAAACAGAAAATCTATTCTCTGATGAATTCAAAGGTTTTGAATACAAAGTTGGGGAAAAGAAATTTAGGTTTAAAGTTAACAATGTAGATCAGGTTAAGACACAACAAAGTGACATTAATAATTTTGTCAAGAAGTTCTTGAACGATAAAAATGAAATGTCGGACGCCGCAGGGTATCACAAGTCTTTATTTACAGCTATGAATCCAGATGCTATTGCAAACCACTTCTACGAACAAGGTAAAGCAGATGCTTTAAAAAACGTAGTTTCGAAAGCTAAGAACATTGACATGAACCCTAGGGGCTCACACGAGAATGTTATTGCTTCTAATGGCTGGACGGTTAAATCAATATCTGGTGGGCAGAGTTCTTCAAAATTGAAAATAAGAACAAAACGATAACTAATTTAAAAAATTAAAATTATGGCAATTAACAATTCAGGTGCTGCATTAAACCACCTA